TCTTCTAAGGCTTGTTGCTTCTTCTCCATTGCGTCTATAGCTTTGATAGTGTTCTCTATCTCCAACATCTGTGCTGGTGTAGCTACATCTGAATATTGCTGACGAGCTTGTATAAGTTCACCTTGGAGGTCTCTTTGTTCACCAAACTTACCTAACAGTAAGGTCTCTAATTCTAACTGGTTTTTAAGTCTCTTTAAGGCATCTCCTGCAGGGTCTTTGGTTACCTTAGCCTTACCAGGTTTAAACTTAGTAGGTGTACTATACTTAAATTCTCCAGGACCACCAAAGGCATCAAGACCCACAGCAGCCTCAGCTTTAGCTTGACGTATAAGACCTAAAGCTTGAGCGAAGGGGATAGAAAGCCTTTCAGCTAATTCTGTGATCTTTTGATTAGTCTCGTCTAGCTCTTTTTGTCTAAGGGCGTTCTGATCGCTTTCGTATTTAGCGTTTGCAGCCATTAGGTCAATCTCAGCTTGAGCTTGATTATTAAGTATGGCTAGATCACCTGCAGCATTATCTGCTTTTACCTTTGCTAAATACTTCAAAAGTTTTTCGGTAGCAGCTTTTTCAGTTTCTATAGCTTGTGCTATTCTCTGTTGTTGAGCTTTAAGAAGTAACTCTTCTTGACCTTCCCTAGCTTCTTGATTCTCCTCAGCTAACTTCTTTTCATGTTGTAAAGCAAGGTTAAATATACCTTGAGCCTGTACAGCTTCTAAAAGAGTTTGCTTCTGTTTCTCAGTAAGACCGCCAATTCTTATTATAGTGTTAACAGACTTAACTAACTCAGAGGCAAGACTAGCTGCATCTGTTTCAAGAGTTGCATCTTTTATATCTCTGATTATACCTTGGAGTGTTAAATAAGCTTGCTCTGTATCCCTATACTCTTGGTCAGATTTAGAAATAAGAAGTGCTTGCTCCTTATAAATTATTGCAGCAGCTTCTGGTTCAAGACCTTTGGTCGCAGCTTGAAGTTCTTTCATTGTCTGTATAGTATTGTTTTTTGCAATCTGAGCTTTTCTCTCAAGAGACCTCTCTACGTCCTCGAACTGGTCCATGTATTCGCCCAGAAGCTCATTTGCAGCAGATCTTACATCTTGTAAACCTTTACCTTGTAAAGTCTCAGCCATTGTCATTAAAGAGTCAGAAAGCTTAAACCCTTCTATGTCACCTAAAGCAGACTCAGCGGTTTTTAAAGTGTTTAAAGATGAACTAAGTTCGTCTATAGACTTACCAAGATCTTTTGTCTGCATTATAATAGTACCAATGGCAGTACCAATGGCTAAGAACGCACCAGCTAAAGCTCCATAAGGGCCAAAAATACCAGCGAGCTGAGAACCCTGCTGACCTAAAGCCACAAGAGCAGATTGACCAGACTGGATCTGGACAAAGAAGTCACCTACCTGATAACCAGCTTGTTGTAGACCTGTATTGAAATGTCGTTTAAAAGTCTGAGCCGATCTGTAAGCTTCTACGTTAAACTTAGCAAACTGATTACCACCAGTGGCTAGACCTTGAGTAAAGTTATAGTAGTCTCTTTGAAGAAGCCTGATAGCTTGTCCAGCTTCTTGCTTACTAATTATACCTCGTATCTCTGCTTGCTGAAGCTCTACAAGCTTTCTTTTATACTCGTCAGCAGCTACACGAGCGGGTGCATAAAGCTTAGTAAGCCTAGCTGTTTCTTTCTGCTGCTCTTGCAGAGCTTTAGTTCTTTTCTTTTGTTGAGCTATAAGAACTTTATCCGTAAGTATCTTTTCTTGAGACTTACGGATCTCTTCATCCATAGCTCTCTGATACTCACCAAGACTTATGCGATTTTCATTAAAGGCTTTTCTTAGTGTGTTTGACACCACCTTAAGTCTATTCTGCTCTTGAACTACTTTTACAGTCTGAGCACCTAAAGGTTTATACTGAGCTGACAATTTGGCAGAGACCTTACCAAGGCGGTCGAAACTGGCAGCAGCGTCTTTCAGCTCCTTTATACCAGTAACCTCAATGTCAAACTTTACATCAGTCATTATGTGTCCTTATGAAAACTATGTCTAGGCTCTTGATTGCTTCTACATCTCTAGCAGAGACAGAGGCGTTAGTCAGTTCTACCCAAGACTTTATCTCAGTGTAGCTAAGTGGATTAGGCCCACTAAATCCGTTAGTTCTTGCAGAGCTTAATGCAGCAAAGGCAGACCATATGTGAGATACCAACGGTGGAAAAGAGGGGCCTTCTAATTCCTTTGGTGTCTGACCAGTCTGCCTTTGTACTTGCTCTAAATGTTCTCTTTGGGATATGCCATCTTTGCCGGACTTATTGAGAGAGAACTCATGTTCTGCGTACTCAAGCAGTTCGTCAATCAGGCCTTGGTAAAATCCAAGCTTTCAGAGAGTGCCTCCTCGATCTGGTTACGAAGCCAGAATACCTCAGTATATACTTCTTTAGCTTTAGCTGAGGTTAGCTTAGGTTTTTCACCGCCATAGGTGATATCCCATTCCTTAGTAACCTTGACTAATAGGTTGATAGTATCTGTCTCCAGTTCTGCAGCGGAGTACTTGTTGTTACCTTTCTTCTGCAGCTTATCAATCCTACGGTCTTGTTGCTCATGCATAGCTCCTCGATATTCCTTAGAGTGTTGAGCGTGTACCGTAACAGTCATCTCGCTACCATCATCATTAGTTAGTGGCTCAAGAGTGTTAGGGTGTTTCAAGATTACTTCAATAGTATCTGACTTAGGTTTTAAATCCATCAAGTCCATGTCGAGTTTCCTTTCGGGTAAAAAGTTGTCGGGTCGGGTAAAAGGGGAGACATCAGACCCGACACCAATGCCTCCCCGCCCTAGCTAGGGTACTTTATGCAGAACGAGTAATAACTAAGTTACTTGCATCTGCTGTATTGTAGAGTGCTACGAATGACATAGAGATAACACGGCTAGTTGGGCCATCTACACCTACATCTGCACTATTGATCTTAGCTCGTGGGAATGCGAACTTCATGGTGTTAGTACCATCACCCACAGTTACCTCAAGCTCAGTTTCAGTCTCATTCAAGAAGCGGTTGATTAAGGCTGCATCCTCAAAGTAAGCTGAGATAGTACCTTCGATCTCTGCACGACCAACTTCTAACTGTGGCGCACTGTCACTACCAATTACGAAGGTAGGTGCAAATGAGTTAGTCAGAGTGAAGTCCATACCAGTTACGATAGCTGATGTAGAGGGTGTACCATCAACATCACCGATAGCTAATGTACCTGAGTAGGCATCGAATGGGGCAGCACCTGATGCAGCATCCTGTGTCTTCTCAGTAGCACCAATGGTCATGTCCTTACCAACCATACCGTAGGTAGCTGTTACCATCTGGTTAGGGGCAAGAGAGACACCCATAGTAGAAACTGTCATACCTGTGAACAAACGAGCTTGGTCGATGTCAGCAGCGTAGTCTTCTATAGAGAAGAATTTAGGTGTTGTACCAACCTTAAGGACGTTAGTTGACCAAGTGGACAACATAGCTGATTCTAGAAATGCATCATAGTCAGCATCACGTAAGTCAGCAACAATATCACCAGCAGCTTGACGGTTACCATGACGGTCAACACGGGGCATACGATCAGATTGAATGTCAGTACCAGCTACACGATCTTTAGTTAAGTTCAAAGAGTGTGTGCTGAAGGGTAAGTTTGTGAAGTTACCAGCAGGAGTCGTGCCAAATGTGCTTTCCACAATGAACGATAGGCTGGAACGAGAACCTTGTGCGAAGGCCATAATGTATTCTCCTAATTATTATAAACGTACCATCCGATATTAATCGGAACGTAGTACCAAGGCGCATCTAAGAAACCTTGCTGTCTTTCAGCGTAGTCAATAGATACAGTTATTGTTTCATCCCCAGTGTAGGAGATTTTAGTAGTTGCCTCAAAAGCCTCTAAGATAGTATTAGCTAGGCTATCAGCAGTGGCGGGGCCATTACCTTCTGGGGTATAAACATTAACAGAAAAGATACCTTGATACCTTTGCTGCGGATTTAAACCTCTTACGGCGGGTCTACGAGATGTCGGGATAAAGAAAGTCTGTAAATAGTCTGTACCTGTAGTTGGGCTAAATGAGACATTCTCATAAGCTATATCTGATGGTAAACTGGCAGTATTAGCTAACTTGTTCTCAAGTGCTGCCCGTATGTCATTATAAATACTAGCCATACTCTCTTCTCACTTTAGCAAACACTTTATAACCATGCTTATCCTCAACCACTTGAGCATGAGGGGCTTCATTTCTAAGTTGAACAGCTTCTTTATTAACTAGATCAGGAAGCTTATCTATATCCCTCTGAAGGTTTTCTCTGCCTTCTGCTGCCTTTTGTTGAGGAGATTGTCTTCTGGGCTTATTCTTAGAGCTTTTACCTCTGGGTCTACCTGCACCAACATTAAATGAAAAAGAGGTTATATAAGCGCCAGTATCAACTGTAGGTGTAGACCAGAATATAACATCATCTGCTAAACTATATAAAACCTCTCTAACATCCTCTTCAACTACATCATCTATAAAGTTTTCTATCTTGTCGTTTAGAGAGATGTTTACTATCTGTTTCATTACTCTCTCACATCACACAAGAAACAAATCTTGACCCCATTAGAAAATATAGTAACAACAGAAATAATGTTAACTGTGTCACCGTTACCAATAATCTGATCTTCGTCATCGGGTTCTACTGCCAATCCTAAAGCTGGGACTACGCATTTACGGGTGCCTCTGCGGATCTCATCTACATTAGCTATGATACCTTGATCGTAGTTGTAGAAGTAACCTTCAAAGCTGTAGTCGGTTGTAGCTGAACCTGTTACTGACCCAGTAGTAGGATCGTAGGTTCCTGCTGTAGTCTTCTTGCGTAGAGTAAGTGGTTCACCAAACTCCTCTACCATCTTGAGTAGGTTATAACCTCTTGAGAATGCCATGACCTATCCCTTAACTATAGTCGTAATCATCACCACTATAACTTGGTGGGTTCTTGAATCTATCCCTACGGAAGGATGGTGGAACACGATCTGTATTCTGTCTTACAGTATCTACTCTAGCTATGCTAATACCACCAGCAACTACACCCACACTAGCTCCAGCCTTCTTACCGTTAAGCTCAAGGTCTAAAGCTAGTTGTGTATACTGATTAGCTAGGTCACTGTAATTAGCACTGAGAGCGCCTGAGAGGTTCTGTGTGACCCTACGAGAGTATTGTGCAGCGATTGTTCTAGCGGTCCAAGCACCAGCTTGATAGATGTTGTTACTTGTCTGAGCTAAAGCAAAAGTAATCTCTTCATTCTGAACTTGTTGGTCGTTAGTGTCAGTGTCTCCCACAAGGAGCCGTACAGAGTTCAAACGCCCAGAAGCTGTACTTGTACCCAAATCAGTTGCATCATACGACCAAGCCATTCTTTAAGTCTCCATGTGACCATAATTTCTGCGCCAGCTACGAATAAGCCCACGCTGTTTATCAACTATCTTAGACTTCTTACACTTCTTCTTTTGGAACTCAGCTTCAGATTTTGTCTTAGAGTTTACTTTATCGTTGATACTGTCCACAAGACCATGCAAACCATCTATGTCTAGTTGCTCTAGTCCATCACCAACTTTAAGCTTTACTTCAAACTCTGAGTTATGATGAATGAAACCTTGTGTGTATAAGATTAGTGCTTTATCTTCACTTACACCAATCTCTTTCCATTTAAACTCATCACCCTTCTTTAGCTGTCTACCCCAAGATTGAAACGGGCGCTTAACAAATACTGGACGGTCTAGTTGAAATGGCATATTCTCTTGTCGGATCATTGTACTACCTTTTGTCAGGAAAGGGTGGCAGGGGCCATTACTACAGCCCCCACCAATGTAAATTAAGCTACAGCAGCAGCGAAGAGGTAACCCAAGTCAGCGCCTACGACTTTCATATCGTAAGACATTTTAACTTGGATCATCTCAGCGATTTGCTGACGCTTCAGAGCATCATCTGAGAATGACTCAACAGTGATACCTAAGTTGTTCACACCTTCTAGGTTATTCCAAGCGAAGGTCAAACCAGCGGCTGGTGACATAAGACCAGCAGTTGAT